TCTTCAGTTACAAGGTGACCACAATTTTTGCAGATGGCTCCCGCGAAACTGTCAGAGCCCTGCGGCTTAAAGGATGTGTCAAAGACTTCGCCACCACATTCTGGGCAAGAAAACTTGATTGTATTCATAACCAATTTCCTCTCGAGTAACAGACCCCTCAGAGGATACCACCTCGCCTGACGTGGTTAAAAAGCAGGCAACGCTAACCACAAGGAGCCGACATGCAGAAACGAGACCCCGTCATCATCGCGCCAGACTATACCGATGATGAACTTTATGAGTGGATGCACCAGAAAATTAAGGCGGTGCAGGACCTGAAATGGGCCAATGAAGCCAGGGCTAAGCAGGCTGAAAATCTGTCCGCTCTGGAGCAGGATATCACCAATCTGGAAAAAGCAGCGGCATTAAGCATTGCCAGAATGATTACATACCCACGTTAATAGCTAACCAACGAGGCTAATAATGGAATTTAAAGATTTACCAACGCCATTACAGGAAATGGCATCGAATATAGTTCGTTCACAACTGGCTACTCTTGACCTTAGTACCGCAGAAAAAGAAACCATCGATAATATGGTTCGTAATGTGCGCAATGCTTTTTCTGGGCTATATGGTTCTGATAATCAAAAGCAGGAAAGCGATGTTAATAAACGGGTAATTTCTGTTTGCGTGAATGGCCATGTTCTTTCATCAATCAAAACAGAAACGGCGACAGTCTTCGATTGCCTTTGCATTGTACAGAGCCTTGTTGATGCCCTGTTTCGTTCAGTGAATTTAGAAAATGATGCAAATCTGCGAGGGCGCATAATAGCACATCCATATGCACATACTTTAGGCTCTGTGGATATCAAAGATCCCACAAATCTTTAATGAAATAGTTAACGCGAATTGTACTTGCTCTTTCGGTTGCTTTCAGAATACGCGTTGAAACTGCTGGCGGTAATTTGGTATTCCATTTATTAAAATCATGCCCGGGAAAGTACTCTTCGAAAATACTTTTAACTGCAGACTCGCCTATTGAAATGCTGCTTACCATGCGATTTTGATAAAGGCATTTAGCAATAAGAGTTGATTTTAACATTCACCCTCCTGAGGGTTGGTAATTAAGGAGTTCTCCACGGGTGAAGTGGAGTGCGTGCGCCGGACACGGGTGAACATCCGGCACTGACAGTTTACTGAAAGGATATTTCTCTGAAAAGTCAGAGCATAACGCGAAAGCGCACGGCGAGGTTGCTGGTTCATAGATAGCCTGTCGTTAAATTTTCGTCGACCGTGCGCTTCCGGTTGTGGCACTCCGCGAAATGGCGCAGCGGTAAGTATGGCGGGGTTATTCCTTCCCCGTTGAGGACACCGGGTTGTCAGGTTGACCATACGCTTAAGTGACAACCCCGCTGCAACGCCCTCTGTTATCAATTTTCTGGTGACGTTTGGCGGCATCTGTTTGCCCATGAACTGATGTCCGCCCTTTTTAAAGTGAATTTTGTGATGCAGTGAATGCGGCTAAGCGCACGCGGAACAGTTAAAGCTAAAAACAGTGTTATGGGGGGATTCACTGTATCCGGCGTTAATTGTTAACTGGTTAACGTCACCTGGAGGCACCAGGCACCGCATCACAAAATTCATTGTTGAGGACGCGATAATGGAAACGTTATTACCAAACGTTAATACGTCTGAAGGTTGTTTTGAAATTGGTGTCACTATCAGTAACCCTGTATTTACTGAAGATGCCATTAACAAGAGAAAACACGAACGGGAGTTATTAAATAAAATATGCATTCTTTCAATGCTGGCCCGTTTACGTCCGATACAAAAAGGATGCTGGCAATGAATACAGCATTTGCACTTGTTCTGACAGTTTTTCTTGTTTCCGGAGAGCCAGTTGATATTGCAGTCAGTGTTCACAGGACAATGCAGGAGTGTGTGACTGCAGCAACCGAACAGAAAATTCCCGGTAACTGTTACCCGGTCGATAAAGTTATTCACCAGGATAATAACGAAATCCCGGCAGGTCTTTAAAACAGTTCCGTAATAAACATCCGATTTCATTCTTATATGCCAGCAATGGCAGGGATTTGTTCACCCTTAAATCTGTAATGAGGTAAAACAAAATGAGTAAAGTCTTTATTTGCGCCGCCATTCCGGACGAACAGGCAATAAAGGAAGAAGGTGCAGTCGCTGTAGCCACTGCCATTGAAGCCGGTGATGAACGTCGCGCCCGCGCAAAATTTCACTGGCAATTCCTGGAGCATTATCCGGCTGCTCAGGACTGCGCTTATAAATTTCTTGTTTGCGAGGATAAACCCGGTATACCCCGCCCTGCCCTCGATTCCTGGGATGCTGAATATATGCAGGAAAACCGCTGGGATGAGGGGGCTGCTTCCTTTGTCCCGGTTGAGACTGAATCAGATCCGATGAACGTCGCTTTTGACAAGCTGGCCCCTGAAGTACAGAACGCTGTCATGGTTAAGTTCGACACATGTGAAAACATCACTGTTGATATGGTGATTAGCGCACAGGAATTGTTGCAGGAAGACATGGCAACATTCGACGGCCATATCGTTGAAGCGTTGATGAAAATGCCAGAAGTTAACGCTATGTATCCGGAGCTTAAGCTGCATGCCATCGGGTGGGTTAAGCATAAATGTAAGCCTGGTGCCAAATGGCCCGAAATTCAGGCAGAGATGCGCATCTGGAAAAAACGTCGCGAAGGTGAACGCAAGGAAGCCGGAAAATACACGTCTGTTGTTGATCTCGCCCGCGCCAGAGCCAATCAACAGCACACTGAAAATTCAACAGGAAAAATCAACCCGGTCATTGCTGCCATTCATCGCGAATACAAGCAGACATGGAAAACACTGGATGACGAACTGGCCTACGCTCTCTGGCCTGGTGATGTGGATGCCGGAAACATTGACGGCAGCATCCATCGCTGGGCAAAAAATGAAGTTATCGACAACGACCGCGAAGACTGGAAGCGTATCTCGGCATCAATGCGCAAACAGCCTGATGCCCTTCGCTACGACCGCCAGACTATTTTTGGCCTTATCCGTGAACGTCCGATCGACATTCACAAAGACCCTGTGGCACTGAACAAATACATTACTGAATACCTGACTACAAAGGGCGTGTTTGAAGATGAAGGAAGAAATCAGAGCGCAACTGATACTCTCTCGTCGCCAGTACCAGAAACTGATGCAGTGGAAACGGCAATTCCGGACAACGAAAAAACCGAATGCAAAGTGGAAGTCGAACCATCTGTAGAGCGTGAGGGGCCGTTCTACTTCCTCTTCACCGACAAGGATGGCGAAAAATACGGTCGCGCAAACAAACTTTCTGGTCTGGATAAGGCGCTGTCTGCTGGGGCTACTGAAATCACGAAAGAAGAATATTTCGCCCGCAAAAACGGTACATACTCAGGTTCACAACAAAATACTGGTGCATCTGACACGACCGCACAACCAGGGTCAGTAAAAGTTACCGCTGACGAAGTAAACAAAATTATGCAGGCAGCCAATATCAGCCAGCCTGACGCCGATGAACTGCTTGCAGTATCACGTGGTGAATTTGTTGAAGGGATTAGCGACCCGAATGATCCGAAATGGGTGAAGGGAATTGAAACCCGCGATTCTGTGAACCAGAACCAGCAAGAAACGGAACAGAACGACCAGAAAGCGGATCAAAACAGCCCAAATACGCAACAAAACGAGCCAGAAACGAAACAATCCGAACCAGTAGCGCAACAGGAACCGGAAAAGATCTGCACCGCCTGCGGTAAGAGCGGTGGCGGCAACTGCCCTGATTGTGGCGCGGTGATGGGTGACGCAACATACCAGGAAACGTTCGATGACGAGAATCAGGTCGAAGTTCAGGAAGACAATTCGGAGAAAATGGAAGGCGCTGAACATCCACACAAGGAGAATGCTGGCAGCGCTCAGGACCACGCCAGCGATAGTGAAACTGGCGAGACGGCAGATCCCTTAATTGCGGTGAACAGTCATCACATTATCACATCCACCAGCAGAGTGTGGACTCACCTGTCGGTCGACCTTGAAACGATGGGAACAAATCCTGATGCACCAATCAACTCTATTGGCGGTAAATTCTTTGACCCGACAACCGGAGAGATGGGGCCGGAATTCAGCAAAGCTATCGATCTGGAAACATCTGGCGGAATCATCGACCGGAAAACAATAAAGTGGTGGGCGAAGCGATCACGCGAAGCGCAATCTGCCATTTTTACCGATGAAATCCCGTTAGATGACGCTCTACTGCAATTACGGGAATTTATCAACGAAAACTCCGGCGAAAGCTTTGTCCAGATCTGGGGAAATGGAGCCAACTTCGACAATGTGATTTTACGCCGTTCATATGAACGGCAGGGGATCCCCTGCCCGTGGCGTTACTACAACGATCGCGATGTGCGCACAATTGTTGAACTGGGAAATTCCATTGGCTTTGATGTCAGAATGGCTATTCCATTCGAAGGTGTACCCCACAATGCACTTGATGATGCACGTCACCAGGCAAAACAAGTTTCAGCAATCTGGCAAAAACTGATCCCAAGTCAGGCTGATTTTTAATGTTCAACCATCGCCGGTTGCAATTGGTATTCTACAACCGGCGTTCATCTGATGTAAGAGATAAAGAATCGATGAGCGAAGTAATCATGATCGTCTCTCCTGGCAAATGGGTATCCGAAGAGCAGTTAATTGCACTTAAAGGAATCAAAAAGGGAACGCTAAAAAAAGCCAGGGAAAAATCGTTTATGGAAGGAAGGGAATATAAGCATGTCGCTCATGACGGTATGCCATGGGATAACAGTCCATGCTTTTACAACCTGGAAGAAATTGATCGCTGGATTGAGCGCCAGGCATCTGCAAGACCAAGACGTCATCTTGCTTGACTAAAAGCAACACGAACCAATGAGAGAAGCTGAAATGAAATATCCGACAGGCGTGGAAAACCATGGAGGGAAATTACGTATCTGGTTTGTTTATAAAGGTGTAAGAGTCAGGGAAAATCTGGGGGTTCCTGACACGGCAAAAAACAGGCGCATTGCAGGTGAGCTGCGCGCCTCTGTTTGTTATGCAATAAAAACCGGCGTTTTCGACTATGCAAAACAGTTTCCCTCCTCACACAATCTGGAAAAATTTGGTGAGGCCCGACAAGATTTAACCATAAAGGAACTGGCTGAAAAATTTCTGGCACTGAAAGAAACGGAAGTCGCAAAAACGTCACTCAACACGTACCGTGCCGTCATCAAAAATATTCTGAGCATAATCGGTGAAAAAAATCTTGCCTCGTCGATTAATAAAGAAAAATTGCTGGCGGTACGTAAAGAATTACTTACTGGATACCAGATCCCCAAAAGTAATTATATTGTTACGCAACCGGGGAGATCGGCTGTCACCGTAAATAATTACATGACAAATCTTTACGCCGTGTTCCAGTTCGGTGTTGATAACGGTTACCTGACAGATAATCCGTTTAAGGGGATCTCGCCATTAAAGGAATCAAGAACCATTCCTGATCCTCTTTCACGGGAGGAATTTATCCGTCTTATCGACGCCTGCAGAAATCAGCAGGCCAAAAATTTATGGTGTGTTTCTGTTTATACAGGCATTCGCCCTGGTGAACTGTGTGCGCTTGGGTGGGAGGACATAGATCTGAAAAATGGAACAATGATGATCAGGAGAAATTTAGCAAAAGATCGTTTTACGGTACCGAAAACACAGGCTGGTTGAACCGCCCCGGGAATCCTGGAGACTAAACTCCCTGAGAAAGAGGTAAACAGGATGACTAAAAATACACGTTTTTCCCCCGAGGTCCGTCAACGGGCAGTTCGTATGGTTCTGGAAAG